CTCTTGCCATTGCGACGCGCGAGGGCAAGAGGGTGGGCACGGGCTGCAGGGTGGTTCTACCCTCCGGCAGCTTTGCGCTGCTTACGGCAGCGCACGTGCTCATTGCCGCTGTTGGATCGCCCTGCGTCTTGTACGCGGGCGATCGCAGCACGGATCTCGACCCCAAGTGGCCCCTCCTCTTCTGGAGCCCACTCAAGCTCCCGGGAGGGAAAGTTGGTGTCGATCTAGCCCTGCTCTCTGTGCCAGACGCGGTGTTCGCTGCGCTTGGAGTTAGGGCCGTGCGGCTCACGAAAGGCGTGTCGCGCATGCGCGTCAGCGTTCATGGGTTCGCCGCCACTGGCGAGAGGCTTTGTTCCTCCGGCCGCGCTGATTTGCAGCGCGACCTGTGCCACATCCAGCACGAGGCTTCCACCGAGCCTTCGTGGTCTGGGGGACCGATCACTCTCAACGGCTTAGTCGTGGGGGTGCACACGGGTTACAACCCGGTCACCGGGAAGAACACCGGCGCTTCATTGTCGCCGTTTCTCCCGGCGCTTGAGTCCGAAGCGTCTTACTCCAGTGATGGCAGCAGAACTGTCCGCTGGGATTTTGACGACAGCGGTTCCTTTGAGGACCGCGGCCACGAAGGGCTTGATGCCCGCGTGGCTTACTCCTTCGAGCAGGCTGAAGCTTTCGAGCTCGCCTACTACGGAGAGGACGGCAGCGTGATGCCGAGAGGCACGCGCCGCAAGGCGAACCAGGACCCGCGCTCAGGCGCGGACTGGGCCTGGCATGCTCAGCAAGCTGAGATGTGTGAGGACCCCGGCGCATGGGCCAACATGATGGACGATAGCGTCCCAGAGTCAGGTACGGGGAATCACTCCCCAAGTGAGAGGCTCAAGCCCTCCTTGTTTCGCCGCCTCGCCTGCTTGGCCAGTCTGCCAGACGGCCACGAGGACGAGGAGTGTTTTCCCCACAGCTCAAAGTCCAGAGCCGTGGTGAAGGCAGTGCTCGAGTCCGGCAAGGGCTCGATCGGGGCCTCCTCGAAGCGGTCTGGCAAGAACCAGGCCCTCTTGGACGAAGCGCCCCCCAAGCCGCTCAAGGGCTCGCCCAAGAGCGGAGCCTCCCCACCGCCGAAGCCTTCCAAAGCGAAGCTTGGCGGGGCTTCTACGGCGACCGAGGTGTCGCAGGAGATGATGGAATCCGTCGTGTCCGTGAAGCACTCGCTAGACTCCGTGATCACGGTGCTGGCGCATTTGAGGGAGGTGAGCTTGGAGGGAAGGATCTCCCACTGGGAGGACTCCTGCACCAAGTTGGCCGCGGCAGCGCGATCCCAGGCGGATCCGGCAAAGCAAGGACAGCTCACAAAGCAGCTGACGGCTTTGCGCTCTCAGAAGCCTACGCTTGGCCTCCTCGCGGAGCCGGTGCTGAGCGAGATTCTCTCGCTTTTCACTGTGCCCGAGCTGCAGCGCGTGGTCGCCCTCAGCCGCCTCCGGATGCAGTCCGAGCGGAAGTGATGGACAAGCTTGAGGGCATGTACCTCAAGACTACGTTGCCGCAAGGCCTGAAGGACCCCATGCCGGGGGACATCAGGGCCTGGGTGTTGACGTTGATCAGGACCGACCTGAATCAGTCGGCAAGTCCGGGCTATCCGCTGTGCGTGCGCTATCAACGCAACAGCGACGTGCCCCCTGACGTCTGGCAAGATGTTGCCGACGTAGTCGTGCTCAGGTTGGCGTTGCTCCACCGTCTCAGCGACGGGGACCTCGACCTAGCCGCCATCGACCTCAGCCAGTTCTTGGTTGCAGTTGGGGCTGCCGATCCCGTGAGGATGTTCGTCAAGAACGAGCCCCACGCGGCCAGGAAGCTGGACAAGAAGGCGTATCGCTTGATTTCCAGCGTTTCGGTGGCCGACCAACTCGTGAGCCGCATCCTCAACGGACGACTCAATGAGTGGGAGATCGAGAACTTCACCAAGATTCCGTCACAGCCAGGCATGGGCCTGGAGGACGAGGATCTGTGCCGCATGGTGGAGTGGCTCGCGGTCGGGCGTGGTCCGCTGCCGGACAACGCAACGGGCCGAGCAGCCATGAAGTGGCTGTCTAGCGGGCCTGGGCTTGTCTCAACAGACATCTCAGGCTTCGACTGGAACGTCACGCTGTGGCAGCTCCGTGATGAGGCACACTTGCGGTGTCGCCTATACGGGCTGCTCCGAGCGGACAAGGCGTGGTCGCTCATTCATGGGCGCACCACGGCGCTTGCGCACGCGGTGTTCGTCTTGAGTGACGGCACCATGTTTGCCCAAGCAGTCCCTGGTCTCCAGAAGTCTGGAGACTACACCACCTCGTCGGCCAACAGTCGTATCATGACGTACACGTTGGTCCTCAGTGGTGCCACGCGTGCGTGGACTATGGGTGACGACGCTGTGAGCGTCGACACCGACGAGGCCACTCTCCGGCACTACCTTGATGTCAAGGAGTTCCAGAAGAGCACAGAGTGCCTTACCTTTTGTTCGCACAAGGTGGGAGTGGGCTTCCACGACGGGTACTTGGAACCCGAGTACACGTTTCTCGGCTGGAGGAAGGCGGCGTACCGCCTCCTCAGCACGTGTCCCTTGCTTCAGACTGGTGATGAGCAAGGGCAACTCGTGCTTCAGTTCGAGCACTGCATGCGGTTCATGCCAGCGGAGCGCAGCGACGTGCTCCTGAGGCTCAGACCTCACGTGAAAGCAAGCACTCAGGAGTACATCGATCGAATTCTCGACGATGACTAGCCTGAGACTCCACGCTTAGCGTGGCCCCGGTGAACATAGAAACGGG